ATCTTCTCTTCTTCCTATTGCATTTCCAACTAACTTTGCAAGCTCTTGTCTTTCATCAAAGTTGATCTTTGCCTGATTGAAAATGTCTGAATACTCAGAAGCAATATAATCAGTTAGAGTTGCAGTTACACTTGAAAATGTACCATTTAATGGAACAACATCTGTAGAAGGTGTTCTTACAGAAGCTGAACCTTTTGCCAAAATCGGAAACTTAGCAGTTGATCCCTCTACCCCAGTTCTCATACGAGCAACATTTCTTAGAGTAGCAGAAGCTTGATAAGCTTGATGGACTTCGGCTTCAAACAGCGTTACAAACGCTGGACTTAAAGTTGTAGCCATAAAGACTTCTCCATAGTTAAATTATTACATCGTTTGGGTTACCGAAAATATCGACCTAAACTTTTACCAAAGTATGATCGGCTGACGAGAGTTATCGATCTAATTTAGAAGATACTACAAAATATAGTACCTTGTAAAGCCTAGATTACATATCTAGTATTTATACAGCTCCATAAGCTTCTTCAAAAGCTCTTTCAACTTTCTTTCTATAGATTGGATCAGATTGATATTTAGGGTCTGCCACCATAGCTTGAAGCTCATTTTTATCAAAAGAAGTGCCAGGTATAGATACAGTAGGTATTTCTTTTTCACCTTGCATTTGTCTTAGCTTTTGGATTAATCGTTGACCATTAGCTGTGCCACCAAGAACTTCCAATTCTGCATAATCTTCAGGAGTTAATGTTCCTTGCTTTACTAACTTCTGACCCCAATTAATATTCGATTGGATAATCTGTGTAGCGTGTTCTCCAAGCTTTTCTTTTTCTTTTTCAATGTTTATTTGTTCTTGTTCTTGAACCCCACCAGTAATTTCAATAACTGAATTTATTAATCCAGTAATGGATTTATTTGAAAGTTGTTTTTCTTTTCCAAAATCTAATACAGCTTTGACTACTGGGTCTTCAGGATCAACCTGAACTTCACTTAAATCATATTGATCAGGTGCAGTTTCACCTAATTTTTTTTCCAGGGAATTAAGGCTTTTAGCCATGTTTTCAATATTTGGACCATCTTTTTCATGCCAAAACTTTTCTGGAAACCAGTCAGGTCTTTCGTAGACTTCGCCTTCGCTTTCTTCCTCTGTTCCAATACTTTCATCTTGGTGCGTGTTGATGCCTTCGCCATCTGTTTCCTCACTTTCCATAGTTTTAGATTCTTCAGCCATAAGACCTGAAGTTTGTGTTTCTTGTACCTCTTCAACTTGAGTTACATCTTTTTCTTCATTCATTAGCACATCTCCTCATTTTGCCTAAAATCTCTCTTACAATTGAATTTTGTCCTTCTCTTGCATACCCATTTGATGCATCAACACCTGGTATCCATGATGGCTGATTGATTGTAATAGAAACCAAATGATCTAAAACTTTTTTGCCATCTTCAGTTGTAAATGTTCTAAAATAGGCTTTATCTAATTCTGTTGCTTCTTGCTGAAAATTAGCTGGTGGTGGATCATCTATGCCATCCCAATCTTGATTATTGCTGGATTGCCTGATCTTCTGTGCTTGGTTGCTCATTCATAACTCCTTGTTGCTGTGCCATCGCTTGTGCTTGTTGTATGAGTGCTTCTCTTTCTTGTGGAGTTGTAAGTATTTCTGCTGGTATCCCAAGGTTCTCAGCAATAAAATCTATAGCTCTATCTTGATTTAAAAACAATTGACCTTGTGGACCTAACCCTTGTACTATCTGCATAAAGTTTAAAACTTCACTTACTTTTTCCATATTTTGTGCCATTGCAAGAGGAGCTGTCGGAAGCATTTTAACATCTAGACCATTTACTTTCAGAGGTAAAACAATCATACCTAAATCATTCATAACTGATAATGTTCGTCTGACAATAGGGTACATTGTTTCTGAAATTAATCTTCCAAATGCAGAACCTAAATTCTGTGACAACTGCTTCATTCTTTCCTGAACTTCTGTTGCTGATCTTGCACTCATGTTATCAGGTGGCAAGCTTTCATCGAGCATTATAGTTTTAACGGAGGATATCAGCTCATTAGCTGTAAATTGTGAAATGCTTGCATCACCTGATCTTGGTAGAGGTCTTAGACTTTCGCCTTGAGGACCACCATTTCTTGCAACTGGTATAATAGCTCCTGGCACAATACGAACTGTATTAGGGTTCAACACTCCATCGTCAGTTGCTGTAAATACACCACCAATAGATAAACTTGCATTTTTCAAGGCAAGCTCTTTGGTTTTGTTTAAAGATTTAATATCAGGAAGGGCAGTTAGAACTGGACCTCTTCCATATCTTTCACCAGCTGTTTTCATGTACCTTGAGACAACCCAAGGAAAACTTTTTAATTCTCTATAAACTAATTCATCTTCACCATTATCGGAAATAATTTGATAATGATATATACCTGATAACTTGTCGTAATATGTGCCTTCAATCAATTCGACCATTTCGGTAGGATCATTTTCATATCTCTTCACCATTGATTGAGGTATTTTTATATCAGGAAATTCTCTATCCAAAACTTCAAAAGGTCTCTTCATTTTTCTGTAAATGTTTTCTACAGTTCCTCTTGGACCTTCATCGTAGGAAATAAAAAAAGTTGGTATTGCTGTATATCGAATAGGTTCTTCATCGTCACCTGGCTGAATAAGCATAACAGCTGTGCCAACGGCTAACTCCATCAAGAACTCACCCATAGCCATATCAAACCTGGATTGTCTCATGACAGAAAACATTTGCTTGGTATACTGATCAAGGATTTGTTGAATTTCTCCTCTTCGTTCAGCTGGTATATTTTCACCAGGAGTTAATCTGCACCATTCTTGTTGAGGTGGAAATAACCCTGATTGAATACGATTAGCAAATTTTTGTGTTGATTGTGTTGCTGTTGAATCAAAAACACGAGAGGTTTTATTCTGACCTGGAACACCACCTTCATAATATCCATCGTATAAATTACGATTTGGCAAAGCATATCGATAGGCATCTTCGTAAATAGATCGCCAATGTGTCTTATGGCTTTCTGCACCTTCATATCTTTTTTTTAATTGTTGTGGTGAAAATTTTGTCATGTTGATTTATTTGATTTCTTATGCCTATTTGCAAAGTTTCTTGCACTTTCTTTTGACCCAAATCCCCAGGCTTTAAGTGCTAAAGCTAGTCTAGTCGGTCTTCCTTTATCATCTTTCATTGGACCTCTCATACCTGAAAACCTTGATGCAAAAGAAACTCTTCTTCCATCTGTACCAGTTTTTTGAGGTCTTTTAAGATTGCTTCCTTCTGTTTTTTTAAAATGTTTCCTACCAGCTTCATTTAAACCACCTTCAGGGTTTTGAAATTTTTTAGCTACCATCTTGTTCTACATTACACATTGGACATTCAGATTTATCACAACCATCTTTCTCAATACGAACCAAAGCAATTTTACATCTTTGACAAATCTCAACACCTTCTTCAACTTTCTTTGGATTTCTAGGAAATGATCTCATGCTCTTGGATTACGCCCTGGACCTAAAGTTTTTTGAGGTGTTTCTCTTGTTCCTGGTAAAGCTGTCATTAAAAGTCTATTACCTTGTTTTGTTCTTGCAATTTGTCTTGAAGCAATTTTCTTTTTCTCTGTCAGCTCTTGTGCATCAGCTCTTTTTTCTCTTGCTTCTTGTCTATCTAATTCTTCTTGAGAAGGACCTGGAGGAGTATATCCACCACTATTTAGAAACCCCATGAAACAATCTCCCATAAACAAAATAATCTTTTAAGTCAGGACCAAACTCTTTTAAATGACCCTCTCGATTAAAATAACACATCTCCATCCATTTGATAGCTCTGTAATTTGTAGTACAAACATATGTCTGCATACGATGAAGCTTTAATTTCTCCGAAGCATAGTTAAAAAACCTTAAAGTTGCCTTATGAAATATCAGTTTGCTATCAAATAAATGTTCAGTAGGGAGCATCCATGCTTCTGCAACTCCTTTCCATAAAGGGTATAATCCGAACATAACAATGACTTTAGATTTGTAAGTTGCTGTATAAGATAATCCTTCAACACCATAATCGATAATATGTGGTCTGCCGTATCCATCGACTAATTCTTGATCTATTTTTCTCAAACGTGCTATGTGAACATGACGTTGATGAAAGGGTATTATTCTTCTTTGGATACCATCGACCTTCATAACATCCATTAGTTCTTCAGCATTAAACATAAATCACCTCATGCAAAAATATCAAAATCAGATTGTGCAACAAAAGGTTTTGTGTACGTCTTCGTTCCTCTTGTCATTCTTCTCATTTCACCCCCACCAAGAAGGCAATAGCCTAAAGCATCACCAACATGGGAATGCTCGTTTTTATTCGGCTTATCTCTGTATCTCTCCTGACCAGCTCCAATAGCAACCCTGGTAAAATGATAACCACCTGACAAAGATTTTCTCAGTCTCATGCATTTTCTATTGACCAAGAAGCCAGGCTTGCCCTGGATAAGTCTATTCATCGGCATAGCAACAGCTTCTCGTCTAACTTTAAAATCATTTGTTGCTGTCGGTCTTGCTTGTATGCCATGAGTTTTTAAGAAATCAAAAGACGTTGTCTCATAGATACCATCTCTTGAAGCTCCAGCTGGGTCACCCCAAATCATAAATTCATTCTTAGGAAAACGTACAGCCATTTCAGATTTTAAAATATTTGTAAATCGATCTAGACCCATATCATACGTTACAATCTCATGGAGAACGTGCCATGCTCCTGATGGCATACGTTGAGCAAAGACAGCCGAAGGAGTAAGTCCAAAGTCTAATCCGACTTGTACTGGCACATTTTCATCAACTTGAAGATCAGCCGACATCGTTGAATCATCATATTCTGACCAAACTGGTCTGCCTTCCTGGACATAAGTGTATTTACCTTCAGCATAACATCTGACCCAATCTAAATTTTTTCCACCCAATAACTGTTCATAATAACCATCAGGAAGGTTATGTAAGTTCTCAGCTTTAGGATTAGTTTTAAACCACTTACCACCAGCCGATATAAAGCCTTGAGCTTCAGGTATTTCTTTGGGAACATCTTTAAGTGGTACTTCAAATACACCACCTGGTTGACGATAAAAATGCCAAGCAAACTTACCTTTAGGTTTTTCTTTTTCTGCCATGTTGTACAACCAATGATCATCATCACAAGGGTTGCTATCCATCCAAATACCTCTCCAAGTACATCCACCATCAGCCATAGAAGGATATCTTCCCACTCTATGAGACAAACCATCAATAACGGCTTTGGGAAGTTCTCTTGCTTCATTGACGAAAGCTCCAGTTAGTTCCATAGAAAGCAACTTCCTTTGGTCTTTGGGTTGATCTAATGCAAGAAAAA